TGGTTCGTCGCCATGCACTGCATCCGGCACGGGTGACACCAAATGCTACAACACGCGCGGAACATGCCAAGACACGGCTAACTTTGCGCTGGATACGCCGCTTAGTTTGTTCTTCTCATCGGGCAAGGTGGCCGAGGCTCGCGTCAGCGGCGCAAACTACATTATTCCATCGCTTGTGGGAGTGTCTACTAGCCCGACGCGCATCAACCTAGCAGCGGCAAGCCTTGACGCTCAGGGGCTTGGAAACCGCGCCCTGTGCACGATACGCTTCAAGGATCACGCGCACAGCGACCGCGTTGTAGATCCGTATGTTGACGGTCGATCATGGGATCCTCTTGCTGCTGATCGGGGTTCGTTCTGGTCGCGGTGGATGGTCCGCAATAAGTACCGCCAAAACGTGGTTATCAAAGTCTATGAGGGGTATGCGGGGCAGGCGTTGTCGGAAATGGTTGTCCGCACGTATTTCCTTGATAGCGTTCAGGGTCCGGACGACGGCGGAAACATCACAATGCGCGGCAAGGACGTGCTGGCAAAGATTGAAGAGCGCAAGGCCCAAGCACCGGTGGCGTCAAAGGGCGAGTTGTTCGCGGACATTGATGCGGCGGTTGTGACGTTCGTTGCGGCCAATGCGGTCTTGGCTGAATACACGGCAACCGGAACCGTGCGCATCGGCAAAGAGGTCATGACGTACACGGGGCGGGCAACGTCCACCAACGGCGTGACGTTCACAGGCGTAACGCGCGGCACGGATAACACCACAGCGGAAGAACACAGCGCAGAGGACGCAATCCAGCAATGTTTGCGCTATGACGATGTGTCGATTGATACCGCTGTAAATGACCTGCTGACAACATACGGCGGGATTGTTCCGGCCTATTTGGACACGACCGCATGGGCAACTGAGGTCGGCACCTACCTTGTCTCGTATCGGCTGGACGCATTGTTTACGGCGCCGCAATCGGTGTCTGCCATTGTGTCACAGCTTCAATCTCAGGCGCTTTTCTTTATCTGGTGGGATGAGCGTGACGCGCTTGTGAAAATGAAGGCAATCAGGGGCATCGACGCCCCCATTCCAACGCTTTCTGATCAATTCAGCATCATATCGGGGTCGTTTTCCCTGACTGAAAAGCCACGCGAGCGCGCGTCTCAGGTGTGGGTTTATTACAGCCAAGACGATTTCACGGCATCGCTAAATGATCCGAACGCGTTTGCGTCTCAGTTTATCACTGCGGACTTGGAGAGCGAAACCGACGCGCTCTATGGCGAGGCGTCAATCCGCAAGATATATGCAAACTGGCTTGGGTCTGCGGTTCTTGCAAAAAACACAAGCGACAAGATCATATCGAGGTATCGTGAGGTTCCGGCGCAATGTACATTCAGGGTGGACGCCAAGGACCGCGAGTATTGGGTTGGTGATACGGTTAAGGTCAGCCACCACCTTGATATTGATCAATTTGGCGCGCGCAGAATACGCAACTGGACAATCACAAGCGCTGAGGAAGTTGTGCCGAGCGAGGTTGTGCAGTATCACATGGAAGACACAACGCTGTTTGGCCGGATACACTTTATCATGGCAAATGACGCTGTAGACTACCCCGGCGCAGCATCCGCGCCGTTTAAGAATTGTTACATCGGAGACGCTGACGGGCTGCTGTCCGACGGCACCACAAGCGGAGTTATATCATGACAACCTATGTCGCAATTGCAGACGGCGAAATCCAAGTTGACAAGCCAGTAACGCAAATCTTGCTGACCAAGATCAGAGACAACCCGCTGGCTATTCAGGAGGGTGATGCGAGCGCCCCGAAGATTGCCCTTCCAGCGATCACGGCGGCACTCACGGCGGGCATACTTGAAAAGACATACGCCACGATTTCAAGCCACGCACTTATGCGCCAACGAAATTCGTCAGCGGCGCTTGCGGCGAATGCCACCTTTGCGGGCAGCGACCTTCAGCCTTCTAACACGGCGGGCGAAGCTCTTGGGTCTTTTTCGTCTGGAACTTGGCGGTGCTTGGGCCAAACATCAGGTGGCAACAACGCATTGTCAACAACCCTATTTATGAGGATCGCTTGATATGAATTACCGAAACGCATCATATTCAAACGCCGCTGAAACAATCGTGACGTGCGAAATTGATCATCCAATATACGGATGGATACCCTACACGATGGACCCTGACGACACAGGGGCGGGCGTTGATAACGTCGCACTGCTTGCCGCAATGGACGCGGCGGGTGACGTGGGCAGCTACGCCCCCCCCGCCCCAACGACTTCCGACGTAAAGCAAGAGCGGCAAAGGCGAACTGACCTTGGATTGGTTCATCGCGGCAAGACGTGGCAGATTGATCACGAAAGCCGGAACCTGATTGGCGGGGCAGTGCAGGGTGCGACCCTGTTTATTGCGGGTGGTGGCGATGCGACAAGCCTACGGTGGCGCAACGCTGATCGGGATGCCACATGGACGGCCTTGGACAACACAACGCCAACATTCACGCCAACGCAGATGATTGCCTTTGGTGTCGCTGTTCTGGCGCACATGGGGGACTTGCACGACGCGTCAAAGGCAATTCAAGACCTCAACCCCATCCCAGCAGATTATAACGCTGACAACCGATGGTCTTAGTGATAAGACTTGCACAACAACGCGAAATTGAGGGCCAATAAATGACAACCGTTTCAGGTACAGTGCGAGACACCAAAGGGGCCGCGCTTGCAGGTATCCAAGTAAAGGTCCGCTATCATCGCGAGATGGTGGGCGCAAACGGTGGCGCAGCTATTGAAAACGCCTTGATATATGAAACGGACGGGGCGGGCCTGCTGACTATGTCGGACCTATTGCCCGGCCTTTATGAAATATCGGCTTCGGTCAAGGCAACGAGCGCATCAATTGCTTATGCTGCATTGCGATCCGGGATGATATTGGTTGTCGATCAAGCAACCCAAACGCTTGAAGATGCCCTGATTGAAAACGCGGATATTGCCGAAATCATCACGCGGTTGACGGCGGAGCTTGCGGCGAAAGAGGCGTTCTTGCTTGCGCGGGCGAACCATACCGGAACGCAATCCATTGACACTTTGACCGATATTACTCGCGCGGCCTTTGTCACAAATAACACAAACGGAAATTACGCAAGCCTTCCTGACGGGACGCAGCGCCTAATTCAAGGCGTCTGGTACAGCAAGCTAGCCGGATCAACAGTTATCCCGGACCTGCACGGATGGGTTCCGCTAAACAAAGCGTACACGCCCTTGCACTTCAGGTGCGTTGGTGATGGCACAACTGACGACGGCGCTCAGTTCAACGTAGCTTTAGACGCGTATAGAACCCTCATCATGTCAGCAGGGACCGAGGCGGGGTCGCACAGCTTTGACGGGTTGGGGTTAACCTATAAAACAACCGTTTCGCTTGACGCCACTGGCATTACCGCATGGGGTACACACTTCAAAGACTTTGACATTGCAGGACATTGCACTGGTAAAGCTGTTCTTGACCTTATTGGCTCTCGCGGTGGTGTCATGGATCGCGTCACAATCAACGGCGATGAAACCAACATGCCCTCGGTTGGCTTTCAGGTGGCGCGGGCCGCTGCGGGTGGGTTGCAGGGTTTTTGTGACAATTGGGCTTATAATGATTGCGACACTCGCGGTTACTTTTCTGTTGTCGGTGCATATTTCTATGCACAAGAAACTACGCTATACAATCATTGTACCTTTTGGAATTTCAACCCCGACGGCCAATGCGCCTTCCACGTAGGTTATGATTACGTTGCTATGTCTTCGGATTACCTAACGCCAGTAACGGGCAATCATTCTTACATAAATAATCAGTACAACACCTGTGATTATAGGTACGTTCCTATAGGTAACTCAGCGGTTATTACAGGCATATCACAGGCTGATCCGTGCGTGGTCACAGTGGCATCCCACCCGTTTTTAGTGGGTAATACCATTGTCATTGGCGGGCAGTTAGGAATGGGCGAAATCTTCAACACTAAAGCAGAGATCACGGCGATTACTGCTACGACGATCACACTTGGCAGCGTTGATAGCACAGGGTTTGCGGCATACACGGAAGGTGGGCAAATAGCCAAAACACAAACCAAAGCCAGCGTTGTCATGGGTAGAGGTAATCAACACAGGTTTATCAATTGCTATGTTGTAAATTATGGAACTGACAATATTGAGTTTGTTTTTGGTAACGAGAGTCGTGCCTTAAACTGGACTATGGATTTTCTCTTTGAGGGTTTCGGGTCGCGCAGCAATTGGCGATTTATCGTTGGGACTGATCCTCGCGCGGTTGTTGGGTCTACCATTCAAAGCTATCAGACGCGGTGCCGAGACAGCATGATAAGCACCGACGCCAGCGGCGCGGGAAGGGTTTCATTTACGTCTTCCACAGTCGCATCATCTTCTCAGGTGGCACCAACTGTTGCCACAATGTTTGATGATTTGTCGTCTTATTTTATGCGTGATGTCACCTTGCAAGTGTGGGACGATCATGTTGATCTTGAAGCGTTTGGCCTTTTCACTGGAACATATGCGACTGTTGATCCACACACCCTAACGAGTAAAGGGCAGGAAGTTCTTGGCCCTGAAATAAAAAGGGCGCTGACGGGAGACACGACAACAACGGACTATTACACCGCCGCTGGCGCGTTGGTTGGCAAGGTGACATATAACGCTGCTGCGCAGCAATTCCTAAGCTACCCAGATGGGGCAAATGGCACTGTCCACAACGCTTCTGCGCTATACCCGACGTTGAATAACTCTGTTCAATTGGGGCTGACCAATCGGCTTTGGTCAATTGTATGGGCCACAACCCTCAACGCAGTGAACGTTCTAGCCGCAAGTGTCCTAAGTAGTGGGCCTTTGGGCTTCCGTCCTGCGCTCGGTGTAGGTGGCACGGTGACACAGCTAACAAGCAAATCAACTGCTGTGACCCTTGATAAAAGGTCGGGCGTTGTGACGACGTCAAACGCTTCACTTGCTGGCGGGGCTTCAGTTACGTTTCGGGTAAACAGTAACATACTTACGGTGGACAGCTTGATTGTTGCAAACCTGCTGGGCCTTGGCACACGGTACAGGCTTGATACTGGATCAGCTAACGCGGGATATGTTGAATTTACATTGACAAGTTTGGTTGGCGGGGCGTTCACGGACGCTATCCAGATAAAATTTGGCGTAATCAATGGGGTTAAAGACTAATGACTGACGACCCAATCAGAGCAATCGACCGCCGCGTGACATCATTGGAAACGCAGGGGGCGGTCGACGCGGTTCATCGCGAACACATTAACAAGCGGCTTTCTGTGATTGAAACCAAGATGGAAGAGGGGTTTGAAAAGATATACGCGTCCCTGCGAAGGCCGCTTATCGTGGTTGCGGGCGGCTTGATCTTGGCTGTTGTCGCGTTTATCGTAAACGGTGGGCTTGTCGTTTAGATCAGGGAAAGTTGCCGCAATGGATATTCAATTCTTTATCGGGCTTTTCGCGGGTTCGCTGCTTACTTTTGGCTATGTTGCACGGCTTTTGGCGCGGCATTACCATCCAATAATTCGCGCACACAGGGCGTTGATTATGGATTATAAGGGGCGAAAAGATGATCATGGGACTGATTAAACCGAACGCGTTTCTAGATGATTGGTACGGGTGGCTAACGAACCAAGCAAGCCACATGGCGCTGGGGGTGTTTCTGGCATTCTCCGCGTGCGTTGCCGTGTATTTTGTAGTTGGTGAATTCCCATACCGCGCCGACGTGTTTGCGGTGTGCCTGCTTGGATACGTCGCATTCGAATTGCTGACACAGGGCTGGCAGGGATACGACACAATTGAGGACACGGTTTTTGTTGTGGGTTACGGCGTCGGCGCACCCCTTGCATCGTTTCATGAAATCAGCGTCGGGTCGCCTAACGTGTCTGCGGATCTTGGCGCGCTGGTCGTGTTTTTCGCGGCGGCTGCTATCCATCTAGCATTCGGGTCGGCTTTCCGCTATAGTCGGGCGGAATGATAGAAAAGGGTTCGGGCATGAGAGACATAACAGGCATCATCGTACACTGCACGGCCACCCGACCAGATTGGTGGGCGAACAAAAGTCTTGCCAAGAAAATTGTGGGGGTTCGTCGCTGGCACGTTGAGGATCGTGGATGGTCTGACATTGGCTATCATTACCTGATTGACCGTGACGGCAAGATTGGCAATGGTCGCCCAATTGAACGCGACGGTGCGCACGTTCGCGGACACAACACTGGCACTATCGGTGTGTCATTGCTTGGCGGCTTTTGGTCAAGAGAAAATGACGCCTTTGAGGATAATTTCACGCCAGCGCAAGACGCGGCATTGCGCCGCCTGATTGGCAATTTGCGGGCTGATTATGGCCCCGTGCCGGTTAGCGGACACAACGAATATGCGGCGAAAGCCTGCCCTGGCTTTATGGTTGGCCCTTGGCTTGCGTCCGTGCTGGATGAACCCGCAACCGAAGCCACCACAGACAACGAACGCACGTCCCTTGCGCAGTCCACCACAATGCAGGCAACCGCGGCCCAGATCGGTGCCGCGGTAACGGCTGGCGGTACTGCGGTTGGGTCACTGGACGGCACGGCGCAAATCGTTGCTGTTGCGGCGTGCGTTGTCATTGCTGCGGCCGCACTTTGGATCATGCGCGAACGTGTCAAAAAATGGGCGGGGGGCGTTCGATGATTGTGTTGGCATTCTTCGTTGGGATGGCCGCTGGCGTAGTGGCCTGCCTTGCCGTCATAATCTTAATGGCGTCGTCATGATGTGGCTTCTCACAACCCGCATATGACGGGCCATTGCGGGCGCTGGGGCGCTGTTGTTGGGGTTGGCAACCCTAGTGCTATCGTTCCGCAGCAAGTGGATGAATGAGGCCACAGACGCAATACACGACGACATGGCCGAGTCCTACAACGACACAACCAAAGAGGTGCGAAATGCGCAGACTGACATTCCTCACAATCCTGCCGATGTTCTTGACAGCTTGCGCGACTTCGCAAAACGAGGGAAGGGCGGCGGCAATTCTTGACGCTGCCGTGCCTGTGTCGCGGACCCACGCCGATGCCCTTATAGGCGACGACGTGGATCTTATGCGCGCGACCGGCTTGGAGTTGATCACGGTTGTTAATTGCTGGGACGGTGGGTGCTAGGTGTGACGCCAGTTTTCAATGTATCCTGCGCCGTTCAACCCTGCAATTCCGTCTTTCTTTACCTTACAGCCTTCGGGCCTCGGATCGCCATAGCCAACGTTACATCCCGTCACTTCGACCAATACATCCTTGCCCCTATCTAGGTATATAATACGGTCGCCAACGGATAGCCCCAAGGCCTTAAGTCCCGCCACCTCAAGTCGGTCTTTGGCATTTTGCAGGGAGGTCCTAAGCTGGCCAATCTGAGATCGTATATCGTTCACTTCTTTAAGGTCCATCATTTCATTCCTTTGTTGTTTCAGCTTGGGATGGTGGGTGCTAGGTCGCTTCGCCTGAATTGCTGTAGCACGCAAATTCAACATCATTGCGAAAGTCACGAACGGCGTTTTCCTGATTGGCTTCTGATGACCAACGCTGCTGCTGATACGCAGCAAGAATAATCGCCTCTATCAGTGGGGCGCCGTTTGCGGTCGCCATCAATGTGGAAAGCGCGACGCCGTTCTGTCGGTTTTGCATTGTCACCTCGGCAAGATCCCCGAACATGCCGCATAATCCAGTGCTGTCTTGGGCGGCAACGGTTGCGGGGGCGAGCGCAATGCACAGGGCGATTGATTTGATCAGGTTTTTCATTGGTTTATTCCTTTGTTGTTTCATTACCGCGTGGGGAAACCTGCGCGGCCTTTTGTCGTTTCTGGACGGTCCTTTATGTCAGGTCAAATACGTGGAAAACGAGGGCGCCACTCTCGACAAAAAAAGTGCCTATAAAAGCGCTAATGTTATCTGGTAATTTGTGACCAGTTCCTGCCGTGTGAAACCTTCTTGTCTCACGCTCTGCGCTGGGGTCTACAAGAAGCCACATGCACGGCACCCCGTTCTGCATGTGGACGCTCAACGGCCTTGCGCCCTTTGGCATCATGCAGCCTTGTGATGCGCCTAATTCTATTTTCCAAACTTCCATAATTCGGGCCTTCTATTTAATTGCCTCTGAGATAAGACTTTGAACAATTCGTAGGTGTGAAGCCTTCATGATCTTGAATACCTGATCCGCCTCATCATCGGTTAGCAAATAGGTTAGCGAGGTGCTGCCGTTTATCTTGACTTCACCACGGTTTCCCATGTGTGACCCCATCACAAGATTCATTTCGCCTTTTGTATCTAAAGACATCATTTCATTCCTTTGTTGTTTCAGCTTGGGCAATCAGCGCCTTGAGGATCGCGATTAGCCATGCGCGGGCGGGGAAGGCGTTGTTTGCGCATAATATTCCATGGCCCCCACTGGAAACGTAAACTGTATAAGCCGCAATTATTGGGCCTGAAATACTCCAAGTCAGCCCCGGCAAAACCGCCTCATGCAGTGCCTTGGCAGCATCGAGGGAGCCGTTGTAGGCGTTGTCGAATTCGAACTGATACGAGTGTACCGCCGTTCCTCTAGGCTTGTCCCAAAAGGCATCCCATTCCCCCGCCTCGACCTTCGCCAGCAGCGACTTGAGTGCGTCTATGTCAGTCATTGGGGGTCTCCTTTTGTTGCGGGCGTTCGAAGGGCTTGGATTGCTGCCATGGCGGCACGAGGGCCAGCCTCATAGGGCGTGCCTTCAATCTTGAATGACATCACCCCTACAGCCCCAATCGCCTCCACCAGCGCATCATCCCGCGCCTTGGCTATGGCTGCGTCACGTTCGGCGATCAGCGCGTGGCCTGTCAATGGCGGCTTTTTCAGAAAATCGTCACAGTCTAGAGGGCCATGTGTTCCGGCAGAAATCCCCCGAATAAGTTGCATTGCCTGCATCCGGTGCCCATCAAATTGCAGCGCCAAGTCTCGCCATTTGTCATCCATCACAGCGCCCCCATCATGTAGATCGACACCCCGGACGCGGTCAACACGGCGACGGTCATGAGCCAGCGGACAAGCATCTGCGGCTTGGTGTCAGGTTCAGCCCATGGGCCTCGGCTCAAGTCTGTTTGTGGCTTTTTCATCATATCATTCCTTTTCTGTCGGGGTTGAAATTACTTGTGTGTCATTCGCGACAAATAGGTATCCGTGGGAATGGCTAACTTTTACCGACTTTCCGACTAAGCTGGCGAAGTCAAAATCATCTTCAAATGTAGAACCAGAGACCAAATCAACCCGAACAGTTCTGTCGCCGTCTCCAAACTTGCACTCAAAGTCAGCATATCCACTGTGCGTTGCGGGGCAATAAAGATGCCGGACAACCTCAAGCACATGCTCGGTTGGCGCTATGTCCTTTTCATAATCAATCATATCATCATTCCTTTTCTGCAGGTGTCGGGGTTGGCTTGGGTTTGCGCGTTTCGCCACTCAGTCAGGCATTCAATCGCGGCTTCTATGTCTTCTTCTGTGTATCCTTGCGTTGGATCAAAGTTGTTGGCGTATTCAGTGATTTCTTCGTCGGGCAACCGCTTGCCCAGCATAGACCAAAAGAAATCGTCTGTGATCTGATTGGCGTGGCCATAATCAAAACGGCAGTGAACCATGCTAATGACATTTTCACGTGTGGTTTCTATTTTGTCTTTAATTGACAACTGGTGTCCCTTCAGGTGTTGGCTTGGGTTTGTGCGCCGTCAATGGCGGCATTCCGTTGTAGGTGGGCAGGGTGGTCATGTTGCTTTCCCTGCTGCGATCATGGCGTCGGCGTAATTATACGCAAAGAACGCCGCATCCGATCCGGCAGATACGTCATCATGCGGCACTGTGTCTGCAAATCCACCGGCCAGCATTCCAGCCAAAGCCTGCCCCGCGTACCATTGGCGCAAAGACATGCCTCCGCCCATCGAGTCTGCGAATGCTAGCCCGCCGTCGTCTATTTTTGTTGTGTCAGTCATGTTGCTACCTCCCGTTGGCATTTCAATATCATATTGTAGGCGTCGATTGTTGCCTCAAGATCATCAATTTGGCGCTGGAAATTCTTCCAGTCAGCTAAGGTTGCCTTCTTTCCTGCGCATTCCAGCCTGACCATTTTAACGCCCACTGCTGCAATGCGGTCCTGTATTTGGCGGCGGTTCATTATTCGCCCCTCCGCTGATACCAGTCGATGTCTGACTTGGCAGACCCGGCCGACCGGTCAAGCGGCTCACGGCTTGCGTCAAACTCATCATAGTCAGGTCGCAAAGCGTCTTGTGCTGCCGCGTCTTTCCGCGCCCATGCGATCTGCTGTATGTCCATAGCGTAGTTGTATGCTGGTATGCGTGTCATTTGTTCCCCTCCGCCAAATGAATGGCGCGGTCGAAAAGGGCCATGATCTCGGTGTGGGTGGTCTTGGGATCGTCGTTGTATTTTTCAACGCTATATTTTCCAGTGATAGCATGTGTCGCAATCCTCATTAGCCTGTCCGCAACGCCTTCCCCAAAAGAAAAAGGATTAATGCCCTGAACAATACCGACTGCGGCAGTGGCACAACATCCGCCTGACTTTTTTGCATATTGTCCGTCTTGGTTCCACATTGCGGGATCACTAATGAGCGCCTTGGCATTGCGCAGAGTGTCTGCTGTTGTGTCTGGTGTAAGTGTCATTTGTTCATTCCCCTGTGTTAACTTCTACCCCAACCCTACGCAATGCCGCCCTATAGGTCAAGGGTCTATTTCAACCAATATGCGCCAATCGTTAAACGCTTCCCAAGCGGCATCACAACCAAGCGCCACGCACGCAAACGCGCCCGCTGTGTGCGCTGCGGTAAGGTATTCGACCTGCCCCGCCTGCCATGCGCACTTGGTACGGTCACGGCGCTTTAATTCGCAGACAAACGTTATCCGCGCCGGGATCATTATATCGCTGGCCCCCGATGTCATCCCCTCGGCCTTTTGTTTCGCCAGCCCGCCAAACTGACCGCCCCGCAATTGTTGCTCATTGCGAACGTGTACCGCCAGCGCCCCGTAGGTATCAGGGTATTGCGTGCGCAAGCGATTGAAGAACGTCACTTGCTCAACGCTTTCAGCCGCGCACTTGCCGCAGTAGTTGGGATCGCCATAGACGTGGAATAAATGTTTATCAAGTTTCACCTTCATATGCTCCCTAAATGAACAGCTTGGCTTTGCGGCCATATGCGTCACGCCAGCCAATAGGACGCTTCCACGTCCAAGAAAACAGACCGTATGCGTAAGGCTCTGGTGTGGCCGGTTCCCATTTTTTAGTTGTCGGGTTTTGCTGTAGTGCAGTCATATCAATCGCTCCTATTGTGAGCGCGAGTTAGTGACCTTCCAGCCGTCAACATCACAGGTTTCTTCGACGGGATAATCACCGAAACGCCATGTTCCGGTACGCGAATTTCTAATCAAGATACTGGTGTTCGGCCCCATCTCAATGCGAAGCGAAGCCAGACACTCAGGATGGATTAATATCTTGATGCTATCCTCATCCACATCGGCATCCGAGTGGATCATAATGGCATTACAGATATGATTGTATAGCGTTGGGCCAACGTGCATCTGGGCGAAGTCGCAATCGCAAACAACAACTATAGCTTCACCCCAAGGCTGCACGCCCCCAGTGTCACGCCAACCTGTGTCGCCGCAGTCAAGGCAGTTAATATCGGTCATCGCTCAATCTCTCCATTAAGTAGAAGTTGGGCCGCAGCCCTTTGCCCAATCAATCCCAACGAAAGTAGGAACCTGAATTGGCTTGCTAGTCATAGACGGCACGTCCCAGCGCCGCCACGCTATCCGCAATATCCATTTATTCTTGATCTTCACTAACAATGTGGCTTCTCCTTTGATCTTTGTTTTCTTTAGTCATACCGGCTCAACATCGTGCGCCCTGTTGTATCCGTAGACGCTATAAAACCCGCTTGATGCGTCTTTTCGGTAGGTTATCGTGTTTGGGTCGCCAAGTTCCGTTGCCTTCATAAACGCCGCATATTCGCCCTGTTGGCGCGGGTAGTGGCTGTCTGGCGTGAACCAGATCGAAAACGAGCGCCACGGCGTCACAAAATCAGCCCGCACCGTTCGGTTGCCACGCTGCGACACACCCTCGCGCACCGTCAGGGATACAATTTCATCCGTTTGCATATCAGTCGGCGTGCGTTTGGTCCGTTTGAAGTCCATTTGCAGCTTTTCGTTCGGGTCCACAATTTCGGCTTTGCAGTTTGAACAATACCGCGCCGCGATGTCGTTTGGTTCTTGGCATTCAGGGCATTCCTTGCTCGTCCACCGATACCCGCAGCGCTCATACGTGCCATGCTTGCCAGTCTTTTCTTGGCCCATGCACCGACGACCATGATGCGCAGACAGCGGGCCATAATCCGTCTTGACTTGGTTACCGTCCAGATCCAGACAATACCCCGCCGCATCCCGCTCATAGTCCACATATTTGATGTTGGTCGAAAACCTGTTTTCATAGCCGCAGGTCGGGCATTCAGCCGCAAGTTTGCCCTCGCCCGCTTCCTTGCCCGCCTTTACGTCCGGCGCAAAAAGATCGCCATCGGGAAAGTGTGTGGCGATGTTTTCAGCATAATCAAGGATTGCAAAGAACTGCTTGCCTGGGAATAGCCGCGCGCCGCGCAGGATGATCTGGCGTAGCAATGAAACGCTTTCAGTTTTACGCATCAGAACGATTGTGTCTATCCGTGGAATATCAACGCCCGTCGTCAGAGCCCCAACCGAAACCAGATATTTGATGTCTCCCCGCCTTGTCCTCTCAATGTAAGACTTGCGCAAGGCTTTGGACGTTGTGCCCGTCACCATAGCGCTGATTTCAGGCGGAAGGCTTGCCATGATCTCCCCCGCGTGCTGGACCGTTGCCGCGAATATCATAACGCCTGTGCTGTTCACGGACTTGCCGACCACTTCTGCCACGATTGCAGACGTTTTTCGGTCGTGACCGACGTATGCCTTATCAACATCGGTGGCTTTGAACGCCTTGCCCGTATTGCCCACGACAAGCGCGCTTGTGTCGTATCCGTGCGCTGCGGGATCGCCAACAACGGGCGGCGTTAGATTGCCGGACTCAATCAATTCAGGGCCAAGGATTTGATCAACCATAATGTCGAAATAAGGGTCGCGCGCAGTATCTTCGCCATTGATATGACCGTCAGCCCCCTGCCGGTAGATGTAGCCACTCCCAAGGCGGTATGGCGTTGCTGTGAAGCCGATCACCCGCAACATGGGGTTGCCTACCCGCATGGCCTCAATGATGCCTTTGATCGTTGGCGTTATCATGTGGCATTCGTCCAAGACAACAGCCGCATAGCCCGACTGAAAACGGCTGATCCGGTTTTTGACCGTCAAGGGAGAGCCAAAAACAACGTTGTGCCGCAGGTCTTTGGCCCCAGCGCTGGCCGAAAACATGCTGGCACGGTGCCCGCTGGCGATGTATTTCTCGCGGTTCTGTGTCACCAACTCAGACGACGGCGCAAGGCAAAGAACCTTCTTGTTTGTTGCGCCGTGAATTGTCTTTGCAATTGCCGCAATGATGTGGCTCTTGCCCGACGCACCCTCGGCCTCAATCAAGCATGGCGCAACGCTGGTCTTGATGTGCGCCCAGATTGAGTCATGTATTCTCTGCTGATAGGGGCGTAGTTCACTCATCGTTTCCGTCCTCTTTGCAGTGGTGGCAATACCAAAACACAATCCCATGCGCCTCGCGTATTTTCATACAGGGTTTGTTTGGCTTGCTGCGGCTTGCGCTACATTGCGGGCAGGTTGTTCGGTCGCTGCCGGGCTTTGGTGGCTTGATGAAATTGCGCTCTAGGATCGCGGCGATTTGGTCGCGGGTCATGGTGTGGCCTCCGGTGGTATGCGGTCATGCGCGGCAATTCTCATCCACACGCCGAAAAATAAGACCCAAGCGCCGCCATGCTTGTCAAAAGCAACCTGTCCGTTTTTGGTGTCGGTGTTCATCTGAATAAATCCCTTTGTTCTTCTGCGGCTATCCTTGCCGCGCGGGTAAAATCGCGCTTCATAAGGCCAGCCAGGTTCATGATATGAAAAGCCCGCGCGGGGTGGACCTGTTGCAACCGGATAAACGTCGCGGCGTTTCTTTCGCCAACCGCCGCGCATTCTTCAGGTGTTTGCGCCGCGTCCAGTTCTTGCAGGATCTTATTTGCGGCGTCGTTTGCGCGGGCCTCAGCTTCGGGGGTCATTATTTCAACTGCCACCCTTCGCTTGGATTGCCCCGGTACGGCTCAAGATCAGCCTTTGGCGCGTAGGCCGCTATCGCCTTTGCATACGCCACGGACCCCTTGCGCTTCACAAGGGTAAGGTTGCGCCCGCCTATAACCGCGTCACGCTTGCCGGACATTTCAACCATGCGGGCCAAGATGTCTTTTTTGCGGTCACTGGCGTTGTCGATCGCGTCTGACAGTTCGTCATATTCCGCAACCAGCTTGGCCGCTTCCGGCGTGTCGTATTCCTGGCGCTTTGGCCCCGCAAAGTCAGCAGGATCGGCGGCTTTGGCGCGTTTCCATATTTCCTTTAGTTTTGGGACGTTTTCTTGAATCCATTCGTCATCAACATACACTAATTCAGTTTTTGTGCCGTGCGGAGACCATTGATAGAAACCGCACCACAATCGGTCCGTGCAAAACATTTCAATCTGCATTCGCGCATATTGCTGCGGGTGATCTTCAATGCCCTTAAACTCAGGGGGGTTTTTGTCGCGTTGTCCAAACGGGCAATAAACCCGCACCATGCTGCAATCGCCAATCAACCCGTCTGGCGAAGCGCCAAGCCAATCCAGACAGGGTGCAAAAGCCAATTCCTCAACCTTATGACCCGTTTCCATCTTGTATTCGACAAGCGCACCGGCTTCGTGGAATGTGCCGTATTCAGTTGCCACGTTGCCGACGAACTCTGACGGCATCCCGTGCATCGATCGCACTAAACGGCGAAACCCGTCCGCCTCGCTTGTGTGTGGGGACATGCCAAGCAATGCCCCCGCCCCGCTTGCCGTCACCCGCCCCGCGCGTGCCGACATCCACTCTTCTGTTCGTTGTTGCATCACCAATTAGCCCCCAATACCTTTTTGAATACCTCATTCAACATCTTTTCCATTTCTAGCTGTTTCGCGCTCATGTTGCTTTCCTTGCTTTGTTTGCGTGGGTATCGCACCACCTGTTAACGTGGCTTCTCGCGTCTTTTGTGTTGCTGTGGCCCTTGACGTGCTTGGCACGTATCGGGACACCTAAAAGGCCAGCCGCTTCGATCTTGCAATTCCAGTCAGACACCAACTTGGGCTTTTTTGTGAAGCCCGTAATCAAGTGAACAACCGCCATGCAGTCAGTTTGCAAAAGTATCGCGTCAGCCCCGTATTTTCTCGCTATCCACATTCCATTCAATGCCGCTTTTATTTCTGCATCCGTGCTGGTTTTTACGTCACTTGTGAAAGATCCGTATTTCTTGATCGGGTGGGATAGGCCATCAATGTTGATCCATGCGGCCCATCCCGCTTTGTTGTCTCTGTCTGAGTAGCTGGCGTCTGTTATAACCGTCGCCCATGCAGTCATGTCTCTACCTCTTATTGTTACCCATCGGCGCGGCGCTGAATTACTCAGGCTGATCGGTGTCTACGCACCTTCGCGCCAATGGGGGTTATTGGTTTCCTAGCCCCTAGAAGGGGATCTCATCGTCCATCTGCTCGCTTGCGGGTGCCTTGGGTGCAGGTGTGTCGCCAAGCTTAACTTCCGTGTCCGCTGGCTTGATGCCCCCAATCCAGTTCAATGGAGGCGTTGCAGTTGCCATCACGTTGACAATAAGAACCATTGGCTTATTGCAAAGGTGCATTGTCAGGCTTTCGTCAGTTGGCGCATCGCCCGTGCGGGTTAAATTGCCGCCAGCGTTTGCGTCAATTGTGGCAAGCGCGGTTCGATCTTTGTTTCGCTTGGTTTTGGCCTTATCTTGGCCCTTTGCCAGAGAATACGGGTTAAAGTCATCAACCCATAGATTGTGGAAAATCTTGCGGTTCTCCAAGGACTCAGGTTTCATGATTGACCACTGAATGCTGACGCGCCTTGTGCCTTCAACGGCGCGACCGTCTTGGTCCTTGTCCGTTTTCCAGACTGCCTTTTCAGCAATCGCCAAGACGTAAGACCCATTTGGGATCAGGTCAAATTCCCCCCCGCCACTGTCATATGTCGTCGTTGCCTCGGCTGCGCTGGTGCCGTCTGATAAATCCCAAAAGTTGCTCATTCTGGCGTCTCCTTGTTTTCTGTTTCTGTTTCGGTTGTTGGTGTGGCAAGCTTGGGCATTTTACCGCCAAGGGCCGGGATGTATTCAGCAAGCGGGTTTTGTCCAATCTGGACCGGCAACGCTTGCGTGATGTGGTAGCGGTTCTTTGACACGTTCGACGGCGTGACGTGACACACCAATTCCCGTGACCCAGATCCCCGTGCCATTTTGCGCTCGCCCTCGTCTCCCATGACAACCATCTGCTGCTTGAGAAACCCGACCACGTCAACGTCGTCAACGTATGGCGGCAATGACTTTGACGGCAGGCGCAAGCTGTAGCGCATATAGTCGTCTTGGTCGGGTAGCTTCATCGTTTCCACATCGGCGTGCGCAATGAATACAGAGTGCATGCCCTTGCGCTGGCTTAGAATACCGCAAGCCTTACGAACGCGCCCGTGCATCGCTGCAATCGCTGACGTTCCGGCCCCGTAACCGCCCATTGCTTGATTGATCGACTTGGCCTTTGGATCACTTGCCAAAACCGCCGCCATGAAAAGGCGCTCAAGCGCGGTGACACTGTCGATCACAACCGTTTGATACTGGTGTTCCTCTTGCATCAAGGCGGTCAATTGTTCCCAAAGCTGATCAACCTTTTCGATCAATGGAAAGGCGTCAGGGCGTTGATCAGCCATGATTGCCTGCATGCCGTCTTCTGCGCGAATAAAGATCGGCTTTGGGAATGTTGCGGCAAGGGTTGTTTTCCCCATTCCGCTATCGCCGCAAAGCGTCACCATTACAGGACGGTCGGCGGGTTTCGTTATCTGTGATAGGATGCTCATGGCATCTCCCCTTATGTTTGGCACATTGGCCGCGTGCGGCGGGTCGCACTCTCTAATCCCGCAAATCAGTTCTTGCACAGCCCCAATGAATGTGCAAGTTATAAATTACAGTAATTTAAAAAGGACGGATGAGATGAGTGACAAGCTACTTAAGGCAGCAGTTAACGCCTCAAACACTATTCACGCACTTTACCAGTGGCTAGACATGGTTGACCAAGCAGGCGGTCTAACTTGTGTTTCTGGCGTCGCAAAGGGTCACGCAATGATGGAGTCCATGCGCAAGCAAAGAAGTAGAATAGACAGCCTAGTAATGCAGCCGCTAGATCAAGAGCTAGCCGAAGCCAAAAAGGAAACATCATGCTAACAACAGGCGAAATGAGGCAAGCGCTACAGGTGCATCGTGTATCAACTGTGGCGTTTCATACGGGCGTAAATCGAAACACCATTTCACTAATTAAACAGGGCCACGATACAAACCTGACGCAAAAGACCGTCAAAGCCCTGTCCGACTATCTTGCGCCACAGCATCCAAGTGTGAGGGCGGGGGAATGAATATGAGAGAACGTATTGCAGCCCGCATGTGGCACACGCAAGTTTTTGATGCTGGCGTGTCAGATACCGTAGCAGCACGACGCACCCCTGAAGCGTTTTTAGACGCAGGTGAATTAACGCGCGCGCCTTGGCTTAAGCAAGCCGACGCAATCATAGCCGCCCTGCCTAGTTTGGTGGTGCCGTTGGTTTGGGGGGAGGCAAATTTCGCAGGAATTCGGTACGCTGAAGGTGTAAATGGCACTTATAGTTATTGTACGGGGTATTATTGCACTCCTGGCGTAGTAAAAGGCATTGCAGGCAGCGACCCTATAGCCGCAGCCAACGCCCACCACGTCGCGCAGGGCATGAAAGTGTTTGGGGTGGGGGTATGACCACCAACCACGTGCACGCAAAAATCATATGGGACAGCCTGAATGATTTTGCGGATGCTGCGGATAAGTCTGTTTTGTGCGCGACCATAGGAGAATGGTTGAATTTTCACGGGGCAGGAAGCCCGGACGTGCCGTTATTTGAAGAACACGCGCGACGTGACGCAATGTTTTGGGTAGAATTGGCAAACCATAACGAGCTATCGGCGTATTTCTTGGCATCGGCAATGAAGCTGCGCGACGATCCTATGACGATCAAGCAAACAAAAATAATGCTGGCGGAGTGTTTCCGCCGGCTCGGACCAGACGACCGCAAGGCGTTTACAGAATGGGCAGGGGAACAATGACAAAACTACGCGTGCTGGATTTATTCAGCGGCATCGGCGGGTTTAGCCTTGGCCTTGAACGAACGGGCGGGTTTTCCACCGTTGCTTTCTGCGAGATTGAGCCGTTTCCCCGCAAAGTATTGGCGAAACATTGGCCGGAGGTGCCGCAATATGAAGACGTTACCAAACTCACATGCGACATTCTTAAGCGAGACGGAATTTCCGTTGATGTCATCACAGGCGGGTTTCCGTGCCAAGACATTAGCTGCGCTGGAAAGCAAGCTGGCATCAAAGAAGGAACCCGCAGCGGCCTCTGGTCCGAGATCGTCCGACTTATTGGCGAGTTATCACCCCGCTACGTCATCGTGGAGAACGTCGCAGCGTTGCTTAGTGGCCCAAGG